CCAGTGGCTCACCGTCCACTTATACTATCACTGGTGTGGATGCTAATGACGATTTAAAGGTCAAGGTATACCCACAGCCTGACGGTATATATAACCTGAGGTTTGATATGTCCAAACCACAAGGACTAATCAGTGCTGATGCAACCAAGATCAAAGTGCCACACAACCCTGTGGTTCAGATGGCATTTGCAATGGCTCTACGAGAGCGTGGTGAGACAGGCGGTCAGTCAGCAGCAGAACAGTTTGCTATTGCGTCCACTGCTTTGTCTGATGCGATAGCTATAGACGCTAACCGTTACCCTGATGAAACTACTTTTATGGTGGTATAGATGGCACAACAACTCCAAAGTATCACCATTACCGCTCCGGGATTTGCGGGTATTAACACCCAAGATGCACCGTTGGCACAGGACGCAAGTTTCTCTGCCGTTGCGGATAACTGTGTGATTGATAAGGAAGGACGTATTGCCGCAAGGAAGGGTTACACCTTGCTAAACGGTAACGATCTTCTTGGTTCGTCAGATGGCATAGAATCTATGGGTGAGTACGTTGCCGCAGATGGTGATGTTACTTTCTTGTCAGCAGGTAACAACAAGATATTCTCAGGCACTACCACGATGGTAGATGAAACGCCTGTATCTTATACCATTACCGCTAACAACTGGAAGTTCGTACCTTTCAATGATCATATGTACATCTTCCAACGAGGACACGAGCCTTTGATTTACTCGGATCATGCGGGTGTACTAGAGGCAATGTCTAATCATGCTCATGCGACAGGCACACCGCCAGAAGGGCATGTAGCTATCGCTGCATTTGGTCGGTTGTGGGTGGCAGACTTTGACGGTGACAAGTCCACTATCTACTGGTCAGACCTACTCAACGGTTCTGGATGGTCAGGCGGCTCTACAGGCTCGATTGATATTACACAGGTCTGGCCTAACGGATACGACACTATCACCGCTATGGCGGCACACAATGGCTTTCTGATTATCTTTGGCAGGAACTCCATCATAGTGTACGAGGGGGCAAGCAGCCCTGCGAGTATGACGTTATCTGATACAATCTCGAACGTAGGTTGTGTGGGTAGAGATGCAGTAGTCTCCACTGGTAAGGACTTGATATTCCTAGACGACTCAGGTGTTCGTAGTTTGTCAAGGACAATTCAAGAGAAGTCAGCTCCTATTGGCGACATCTCAAAGAACGTCAACAACGATATTAAGTCTCTCTTCGCAGCAGAGACGGGGAATATTAGTATGCACTACTCGCCAAGACAGGCGTTTGTGTTACTAAACTTCCCAGTATTGGGTGTGGTTTACGCTTTTGACACGCGCTTCCCTCTACAGGATGGGAGCTTTAGAGCGACTACTTGGTCGCATATCAATCCACTCTGCTTCGCGGAAACATCTACCGAGAAACTGTACGTTGGTGTAGCAGATGGCATTGGTGAGTACACAGGATATACCGATAACAATACCGGTTATCTGTTGAGTTACTTCAGTCACCCTTTGAGCTTTGGCAATACGTCAAACTTGAAGTTCCTGAAGAAGATCAACCTTACAACCTTTGATGGCGCTGAGGCTACAGTGGTATTAAACTGGGCGTATGACTATTCTGGCAACTACAGAAAGCAAGCCTATGTACTACCGCAGTCTAACGTAGCGCAGTACAACATATCAGAATTCAACACGGACGCTGAGTATTCATCGTCTATTGCTTTGATTAAACGCAAGAAGATCAACGCCTCTGGTCAGGGTACAGTCGTAGCCGTAGGGGTAGAAACAACTGTTGAGGGTAACTCGATTGCCCTTCAAGAGATTAACATTCAAGCTCTGATGGGAAGGATAGTCTAATGTCGAACTATACCAAACTTACTAACTTCGCAGCCAAGGACGCTTTGGTTAGCGGCAACCCTGCCAAGGTTGTTAAAGGCTCTGAGGTCGGAGCTGAATTTGACGCAATCCAAGTGGCAGTGGCAACGAAGTCTGACTCAGCGTCACCTACTTTTACTGGCACAACTACAATGGATAACCTGACAGTGAGTGGAACTTTCACAGTCGGCACGATTGATGGAGGTACTTACTAATGTCAGCATTAACAGATTTTTTAAGCGGCTTGCTCGGTGAAGGAGCAGGTGATGTTATCGCCGGAGTTGGAGGCGCAGCCGCACAACAAAAAATAATCAAAGACATTGAAGAGCTAGGCAAACGTGATGTTGCTGCGGTCTTTGGTCAAGAGACTGTTCCTCAATATGAGGGTGGAATACTTGGCGAAATAAGCCGAAGAACAGAATTCAAACCTTTTACTGTTACCACTCCTACTGGCTCAAGAGCTACACTTGGACCAAGTGGCATGGATACAATGCTAAGCCCTACAGAGCAAGCATTACAAGCTAACCTGCTAGGTTTTGGTGCTGACGCTTTTACTATGCTAGGTAGTCCAGAAGCAAGGCGACAGGAGCAAGAGAATGTCATCGGGATGTTGACTCAAGATGCAGCGCAAAGAGCTGCTCGTGAGCAGGACATATTTGGTCGTATGCAAGCCACTCTCGCACCAGAGCAGGAACGTGCAAGGCTAGGGCTAGAAGAACGTCTGGCTAACCAAGGTAGACTAGGGGTGAGGACTGCTATGTTTGGCGGTACGCCAGAGCAGTTAGCACTAGAGAAAGCTATCGCAGAACAGCAAGCAGGTCTTGGCGTAAGTGCTATGGAACAGGCTAGAGCAGAGCAAGCACTGCAGTCACAGCAAACCCTTGCGGGATTAGGCGAAACACGAGCAAGGCTAGGACTATTAGGTCAATTAGGACTGTCTGCTATTCCAACTGCTTACTCAGGACAACAGCAGTTACTTGCAAACTTGCAGCCACAATTAGAGGCAGAGCGTATTGCAACTGCGCTACAATCTACTGGTCTTGGCTTAGGAACTCAACTTGCCGAGTCTACGCTAGAGTCTCAGCTAGGTTACGCTGCACTAGCTAATGCTTTGCGGCAGCAGCAGTTCCAAGGGCTGTTTGATATTTTAAAAACTCCTCCTCAGCCAACACCAAGCACAGTAATTAATTTAGGAAAATAGACATGGCGGCTATAAACATTCAAAGTTTGTTTGCGGACATCATTGACACTCCTGAACAACGTCAACAGAAACTACTTCAGCAGGGTATGCTTCAAGGGCAGTTGCTTTCTTCTGGCCTTCGAGGTCGTGCGGCTGCGTTAGCTCCTCTTGCTCAGGTAGCAGGTCAGCTTGGTGTGCAGCGTCAGGAAGATTTACGCCGTGCAGTACAGCCTATGCTTGGGATTGATCCAAGGACTACTGGCGAGAAACTGCAAGCTGCATTAGCTAATATAGACACATCTACTCCTGCGGGATTGTTAGAGGCAGCAAATGTTGTTCAATCTATTGATCCTATACGAGCTGCAACATTAAGACAAGAGGCAGCGCGTCTTCGAAAAGAAGAAGAAGACAGAGCGATGGCTCGTACAACAGAAGAACTAAATCAATTATCAGCCGCAACCAACATTGTCTCTGCTACACAACAAATGAGAATGCGTGAAACAGCAGAATCAAGAGCTGAAGCAGCAGCAGAATTTGCCGCTCAACAAGCAGGGCTAAACCAAGCTGCAACTGCTTTAGAAATTAGCAGAGGCGCAAGAAGCATTATTAATCAGCAAAACGCAGATGCAAGCAGAGAAAGTATTGCTCAATCTTTAAGAGATTTAGGAAGCGAATACGAATTGTATGCTGTTGGCATTGAATCTGGTAGCTTTGATGCAATTGATGTATTACCAAGAGTAGCAGCCCAAGAGCTTGCAGCAGTAAAAGCATTAAAACTTGAAGACTATAAACCTTTAAGCGAAAGAGAGGTAAAAGAGTACGATGCGTTAGCTGAAGAAGTTCCAGAACTAAAAGATGTTATGTCAAAAGGCTTTCTTGGCATGAAAGACCCTGAAATTTCTCGAGCAAGACTGCATCAACTTATAGCTGTAGAAAGACAATCAAGACCTACAGCAAGCCCTGATGAAATATTAAGAGCTGTAACTGCAAAGATCAAAACAGGTATTGCTGCACCTGTTAATGAGCTTGATATTGAAGCAATGGCTCGCCAACAAACAGAGTCAGGAGATAACTATGATCCTGAAGCAGCAGCAGCAGCGGCAGCAGCGCAACTAGGACAGTCGCCTACACCTCAAAAGCCTCCACAACAAATCAGCAAAGAGGACGCTAGATCTCTTGGATATGTTCCTCAAGGCTACACTGAGATGACAAGTGGTATTTTGAAGCTAACAGATGAAACTTCAGCAGATTGGGCTGACGGTAAGTTTGTAGACAAACAGGCAGAGCAGCAATTACAAAGCGAAATTGAAGCAGAGTATTTAAGAATTAACCCAACAGGAAAATACAATGCTTCGGCTATGGCTCGTGCAAGACAAAATGTAATGGCTCGCAATAAATAAGGAATAGTCATGGCTGATCTGTCTAAATTAAGCAGAGAAGATTTGCAGCTTATTGCTGACAAAAAGTTTGATCAAATATCGCCAGAGGCAAGAGCAACTTTAAATGTAGAAGTTGCTGTAGGCGAACCTTCTACGTTTGACAAGTTTGCTTATGCTTTTGAATCTGCTGATACGGATATTGGTAATGCTTTAACTTATTTGTCTAGCGAATTTCCGATAGGAAAGGTTGGCTTTAGCTTTAGCGAAGGATTTACTTATACGCCGCCAGAAGAGTTATATGGTAAGCAGTATATGAATGCTTCTCCTGACGTAAGAAGGCAGGTTATTGCTAGAGCAAAAGACATAGAGCTTGAAAACAAATATCCTGAAGCTGCGCGACAAGCAGGAATGGGTGGAGCAGCAGGAATAGCAGGAACAATACTAGGCTCGCTGATAAGCCCTACTACTTTAATTCCAATATCTAAAGCGTATCAAGGATATAAGGGTCTTGCTGCTGTAGGCGCTGCATTTGGTGCTGAGTATAATGTGTTAGAGCAGTTAGCAAAAAAAGGCGAGGTTGATGTTGGCGAATTAGCAGGAGCGACTGCTATTGGGGCTATTGCTGCGCCTGCAACTTCTGCTGTAATTAAGGGGCTTACCCCTTCCGCAAGAAAAGCATTAATAGAAAGACGCTCACCAGAAGCAAAGCTAAAAGCGCAAGAAGATTTTGATCAGATTCAAAACATTGTATATGAAGAAGTTGCAAAAGGAGGGCAAACTCCCGGATCTGTAAAACAAATCGTTATGAATCGCATGGGGTTAGATGAAGATGCTTTGGATGACATATTAATTAAGTCAGACGCTAAAGTAAGAGTGCCTTCTGTAGAAGAAGCGCAAGCTGTTATTGCTGCAAAAGTAAAGAGTATAGCTCCTTCTGCGGCAACAAGTGGTTGGAAGTTTGGCGAAGATATTCTTGGCGTAATTAGCACAAACATTAAAAACATCAGCCCAAAAATACATGACGAGTTAGCCAAAACAGAATTTGCTATTGCAAAAGAAACAGAAGAGTACATTAAAATTGCACAGCCTTTGACTGAAATCTTTGACAAAATGAAAGGTCAAGATTTAAAAATAGTCTCTAGGAATTTGTACAATGGAGATTTTGACAATGCTCTTACAGTAATGAAGCGATACTCTGTTGATAGCGATTCTGCTTTTGAATCTACTCGCGAGCTTTTAAAAACTATTCATACAAGGATGAAAGACGAAGCAGGCTACACAGATATTGGAGAAATAGAAAACTACTTCCCTCGTCTTGTGAAAAGTTATGACGACTTCTTAAAGTCAATTAACAAAGAACAGCAAACAAAACTGCAACGAGCGTTGAAAGTAAAAGCCAAGGAGCTTGGACTTAAATCTGCCAAGGATGTCCCTGAAGAAGATCGTATAAATATCATTAATCAGATTATGCGTGGGCGTAAT